GCGTGCCAAAGAAATAGGACCAATCACTTGGCTCCGTGGAGACAAGTATGCACGAGATTTTTCTGCACTGCCAGAATGCACAGCGATACAGACATACGAATCCAAACCAGACCCAGATGCCATCAGACAGATATTAAAATTGGAACCAGATGTGATACACGTGTATTCAGATGCAGTGTTAAAAGAATTAGAGATTAGAAATTGGAGTCATACCAAACTGCGTCATGTAACATCAGCAGATCCTGACAAGAGTTTGTGGTTGGACTGTGAATCATTTGATCCCAGTGTTTAAGAACGACTGCGTCGTTCTGCTTTTCGCTCACGCTCAAGCATTTCAAGTAATCACATAACGAAGTTATGTCGTGCATCATGCAGATAGTTGATCCATACTTCACCCAGCAACGGGTAAAGTATGTTGCTTCATGCGAGATGAGCCTACCATTGTGTGAGAGGAAATTCCTTGCGGACGGAAGCGGTGACCCGCCAACTCCCTATTCCAGACTTCATTAGTCACGGGCAACTGACCCACCCTTCACAAACAAAGTGAGCAGTTGTGGTGTTGTGTCTTTTTCACAGAGCACCTTCTTTTGTGCCTTAAGTTAGCACTTGACTTGCAACTCAGGATTCACCTAACGTCTTATCGACTGCATTTCCTGGATCCGTAGATCAGTTGTGTTGCTATGTTATGCCTTGTTGTACTTTTTTAATTCTTCTTTAAGGATTCGGGAACCTCCTACCCTGACATTGATGATGCCATTGTAGTAGTCGTCGGATTCTAGTACTCGTCTTTCGAACTGTTCTCGAGCCTCGAGATAACTCATTACGCCTCTTGATTTGCAGATGTACAGTATTTCCCTTGTGAATTTGTCTTCGCCTAATTGTGCCACGTCAGCAAGTAGATGATCTGATGAACCCCAATAGTCCTTCCAGTCCGATTCCACCTTGCTTCTACGTTTGTTTATCCTGCCCTTGAGAGGCGGACGTGTCTTCTTGAATTTCGCCAGTTTTTTACCCACATACATTTTACCATTGGTTGTATTTGTAATAAGATATACAAATCCTTCGCAGTCTTCTGGCAGTGTGTCGAGTGTTTTACCTTGATAAGTCCATGGCATGAACTTACTTACTGATTATTTTTTTCGCTCTTGCTGTTTTTGAATTCTTGTGATTTTGTACTGTGATTCCAGCTCTTTACGTCTTTGACGTGCCAAAATTCGAATTTCCGCGAGCGCCTTTCTGGCGGCTACTTTGGTAGCAAGGCTTCGCCTTTCAGCAAACAGTTCGTTTGCCTTGAAGTACGCCATGTAGGCTTTGGTGAGTTTATCGTGAGTATCATCTTGTATGGTCATAAGTTTCCACGTCGTTAGCATATGCTGTAAAGCCGTTTTCTTTGATCACTTTCAACACATTGTTCACACGTCCTATTAGTTCATCCTTGTGACTGATTAAGAATATGTTTTTGCCACGTTCTCTGCTCATTTTCTTAAGAATAGCCAGAGCACTTTCAACACCCGCTGAATCCATACCAGAATCTATCAATTCATCCAAGAACAGCAAGTTGATGTTTTGATACAAGTTTTCCCAAACATCTCTAAATGCAAAACTTAAACCCAATATCAATCTATTACGTTCACCTCTGCTCAAATTATCAAAATCTAATTCTTGACCCAGTTGAGTGATCTCCACACTTAAATCATTTTTAAATGTGACCAAGTGTGGAAGACCCAATTGATCCAAGTAGTGAGTTAACCTGTTGTTCAAGAAGGTTAGGTTTTGATCAATTATCTTTTTCCTTATGAAGGAATCTTTGTTTGTGAGCAGTTTGTACAAGAATTCTTGATGCTCTTTTAATTTTTGTAATGTATTAGCAGTGTCCCAATTGATTTCTTGTACTGCTTGATTTTTCAATTCTTCTATTTGATCCAAATATGGATTTTCTTCTTTTTGTTTGTTGTTGAGTGCTGTTTTGATAGATTCTACATACTGTCTGTGATCATATGCTTCTTTTAATGTGTCATAAAATGTGTTAGGTCTTTGATCCAAATCTCCCAATGCTTTGATGTCTTTGAGTGTTTGTTCCAATTGATCAGCCAAGTCCATCACATAACTGTTGGCTTCACCATATTCTTCTTCCAATTTTCTCTGCATTTCCTCAATTTTATCTTGAGGCAGATCCTGACCACACGCATAACACGTGGCTTTGTGATTTAATTTTTCCAAATCTGTGTGCAGTTTTTTTGCTGTTTTATCTGCTTGTTCAATGGTTGCTTCTAGACTAGCACGATCTTTTTGCAATTGTTTCAATGCATCGTTCAATTTGTTCCAATCATCCAGTTTTTGATGTGCTTCTAATTCATTGTCAATGTTGATTGCTTCTAATTCCTTTAAATTTTTTTCTAATTTCTCAATGTCTATTTTGTTTTGTGTTCCCCAAGCACTGCTTTTGTTTTGTAAACTGTGTATGGTTTCCTCAACTTTTTGATTGCTTATTTTTAGTCCTTCAAGACGTGCTGTTTCTAAAGCAATATCTTCTTTAGTTTTTTTGATGTGTAATTTTAATACTTCTGCTTTTTCACTTAATAATTGAATACCCAACAATTGTTCGATAATATCTTGTTGTTCATTGGCGTGTAAACTTAAAAATGGTTGTGTGTATGTGTTAAGTGCCACAATGTGTTTGAACATATTGGGATTCATACCGATCATCTTGTTCAAGTCTTCCTGTGTCTTACGTGAATCTCCTTGGCTGACATCTGACAATTCTTGCTCTTGATCATCAATGAAGTATTTCATCACATTGGGTTTTCTACCTCGTTCTACTTTGTAATTAATACCGTCTTTTTCAAATTGAATAGTGACCAACATTCCTTTACCGTTGGTTTTATTCACAAGATTATCTTTACGTATTTTTGTGAGTGCCTCACCATACAGTGCATAGGTTAAAGCATTAACAATAGTGGTTTTACCTGTACCATTACGTGATCCTGCATCATCACCACCCATGTCTAGGTTTTCACCCAACACCAGTGTCAACAGTTTCTGTTGGAAGTCTATGGCTTGGGTCTGATTACCCACACTCATAAAGTTTTTAACTGTTAGGGTTTTAATTAGTATCATTGTTTAAGTCTCTAAATATTCTCAGTAGTACTGCTTTGTCATAAGCATCTGATTCTATGGTTTCAATTTCTTTGGACACAATCTGATCTACAGATTCAAACTTTGTGATATCCAACTCTGTATTGATTTCCTCATCTTTTTTGCTTGGAATCAATGTGATTTCTCTACAATCATAATCTTTCATAAAAGTTTCTTTGATATAACTGGCTTCTTCAAAACTGATATCAATATCTAATGTGACTCGCAAGTGCATCTTGCTTTTCATTATTTCTTTTGTTTTGTCCAACAGTGTGCTTAATTTTACGTTTCTGTATTTGGGACAGTTGGGCCAATTGAAATACACAGGCTCTTTGCCGTGTTCCAGTATCATCATGCCTCGTTCATCGTCATCCACGTCTGCGTAATTGTGTGGAAAAGGATTGCCCAAGTAATGAATATTGTTTTTGACCTGTCTTTTATGGAAGTGTCCAGAGAACACATATTCTTGATTGACAAAATCACTGCCTCGCAGTTCGCCTGTGTCAGGCATTTCCACCATGGCATTCATAAAGAAGTTAGGCAGTTCAAAGTGACCAAACATATATTTGCATTTCATCTTGCCCACTTTTTTCCATTCATTGCCGATTAACCAAGGCACCATTACCACATCATCTATCTGTGTGATTTGATTCACCATGGTGATACCTGGAATAAATCTTCCAAACTCTGTGGACTGAATGTCTCTGCTGTCTTTGTAGTATAAATCGTGATTGCCTGGAAAGAAATAAAACTTATCAAATGCTTTACCTATTTTTTCCAAACATCTAATGGAAGCATCCATGGTGGTTATGTTCACACTGTTTCTGTTGTGATGCCAGTCACCGCAAAACATTCCTGTTTCGCAACCATGCTCCTTGGCTAGAGCAATGTACCAATCGATAAATTCTTCGCAATCGTCGTTGTGTAAT